GATTGCATCTTCGGCCAAGATGCTACAGTGGATTTTGACTGGCGGAAGGGCGAGTTCTTCTGCGATCTGAGAATTTTTAATTTCCATTGCGGCATCAAGAGTTTTGCCTTTGACCCACTCCGTAACCAGACTCGAGCTGGCAATGGCAGAGCCACAACCGTACGTTTTAAACTTAGCGTCTTGAATAATCCCATCTACTACCTTTATTTGAAGTTTCATTACGTCACCGCAGGCCGGAGCACCAACCATGCCGGTACCTACTGTGTCGTCTATTTCCATCTTGCCCACGTTACGTGGATTTTCATAATGATCAATTACTTTATCAGAATATGCCATGTTATTTTCCTGTTGGAGACTTGGGTGCCTGTGGCGGTGCTGGTGGCTTTGGGGCTTGTGGCGGAGTAGTTGTTACAGGCTTTTTATTAAGATCATTAAAAATATTTGCCAAGCCGGCTGCTAATGCAGATGACACACTAATTAAAAGTACAAGTGTATATAGATATTTCATCTAGTTAGGAACCAATACTGTTTTGTAACAATTACAATTACCATCCAACATAGCTTCCCAGTGGAACCCTGCTGGCGCTGGATACACTGGCTGTGCCGGTGGGGGATAAGTCTGCTGAATATAAACCGGTTGCTGTTGAATAATCACAGGAGGGCGAGTAGCTTCATATACAATAACTCCGCCAATTACCGCAGGTGCTACCCAGCCGTAACCCGGATGATAGTAATAACGTCCGCCGCCGTGACGCCAATATTCAGCGTGAGCTAGTGTTGAACAAACAAGTAGTACAGCAAATAGAATTTTTTTCATAGTCAAATCCCTTTACGCTATTATAACGTATTTACTTTTGGTTGTCAAACTTTTTGGATTATTTGGATGCAGCACGTTTGGCCATACTGCTAACAACTTTAGCAGGATCGCCAGCTGGTGCTCCTTGAGCACCAAGTGGATCAGCATTGTCCACTGTATTTTCTGGTGGTGCCAAATAGACATATTTGGTTCCAGTATGTGTGTCATCATCAATTTTTTTGATTAACGATTTTACAGTATCGTTGCTAGTAAATGCGCCATCTAAGGCAGCAAAGTTAAATGCTTCGTTGCCAGGAATTTCTCTTACACGATTAATAACTGTATCAACAGCAACACGTGGTGTTACTGCGTTACTTTGTTCAGCTTCATTGCGTAACCATTCTAGAGTGGTAATTAAAGCAGAGTCTCCACGAGTTTCTGCTTCATCCTCAATTGCTTCAAATTCAAGTTGAGGGTCTTCTAGAATGATATCACGAATACGCATTAACGACGCTCGCGGCCTAATTCTTCTTCGCCACCAACAGCAGCATCAGTTGCATCAAAGCCGTCTGTGTCTTGATCTAAATCTGACTCAGGAGCAGCACCTAGTTCATCAGCGCCAGCTTCAGGACTTGGCTCAGCGCCAAATTGATCGCCACCTAAACTCATATCAGTAGGAGCAACTTGTTCGCCACTTAATACACGAACTGCTGTATCAGTGCCTTCACGTGCTGTACTTAATGCTGTGTATAAATCTGCTAACATTGGACTGATAGAAGTTTTAAATGCTTCTGCTTGCTCAGCACCAATTTGATCACGGATAGTGTCAACTAAAGCAGGTACTTGTTCGTTTTGAACTTTAGAGATTTTCTCTAACATATCTTGCACAGAATCAACAATGTCTTTAGCAGCTAAAACAGCTTCACTACGACCTAGTTCACTTTCAAACAATCCTTGTTCGCTAGTCATCCACTTGTCTAAACCTTCTTTAACAAGCATCAATTCCATGTACTTAGGATTCTTTTCTACTGTGTGGCCATTGAATGATTTTTTAATATCAACGATATTTTCATTCAATGCTTTGCTCAAACGTTGTGCTTTAGCATAGGTTAAGTTATCGTAGTCGATCGTAAAACCAAAGCGGCTTTCCATAACTTTATTAATTTTTTGCGGTGTTACTTCTGTACGCATTTCTGAGAGTCTCATAGTTCTTATATTCCTAACTTTATGTAGTATTTATGTCTATTCCCAAACTTTAGATGTCTTTGCATACCTATGAATTTGGGCCATTTTATTCCTGGCCTGTGTCAATTGGGTTTCAGCGATATCTAGTTTGATTTGCTTGATATCCACACTAACATAGTCTTGGCGTTTTTTTGCCGATTCTATACTGCGTCTTAAACTAAGCATATCTGTATAGTTTTTATTTATTACTGTGTCAATGGCACGGATTTCATCTGCTGCCCAGTATTTTCGTTTGATAGTGTAAATTGCGTAAAGTATTGCGCTGATTTTATTTTCAAATATGTGTACTAGATCATTGTTATAATCAAATAATTCACAGGTTTTATTAGGATAAACTCGTAGAGTATATAGGCCAATTTTATAGCCATTTTTAATAGGAATACATAAGGGGCTTGTTTGTTCAGATTGCAGTTTACCTAACTCGCGAGTAGTCCACTGTTTAATGTAGTCTGTTGCGGCGTTAGATACTGCTCGTATTTCTGATTTCGCTGGACTAGCGAATTTTCTTTTGGTATATGATTTGACCATTGTCATTTCGACGTAACAGGATATCCTGCGTCGTTAATTGATTTGCAATTACTTGCTCTCGTTCATCGAGTTTATTTTTTGGTATACTAGGTTCATGTTGGAAACGTCCTAGTAGATCGGCTTGTTCGTTTGTTATAGCAACTTGTATGTTGCTTAATAATTCCACTATCTTCATTTAATATTGTGTAGAATTACACCAATTAGACCTGTTAGTACTGCTACAAATATAGCTGTACCGATAGTGATTAATGTTTTATTTCCCTCAGACCCTACTCGGCTGAGACTGTCTTTAATATCTACGATATGGCCTTCTAGCTTATCCATACGCCCATCGAGGTTGGTTAATTTAGTTTCCAAATTAGAGTATCTTTCCGCACATAACTCGACGTGCGCCTCAAGACTCTTCTTTTCGATATCGGTTGGGTTGGACATACTCGCTTTTTCCTTTTAAGCGATGTTTTTCTTGAGCCTGTATGTGCCTTGATAATGAGCCTTAATGGTGCCTTAACATCTAGTGTATTTATGCCGCGGTGACTTGCGTAAAATAGATGTTTTTAATGGTTCCATAAGGATAGAAAATGGGTAACATGAATCGTGCAGTTTCAGTTAACCCGGTGACTACAGGTACCTGTTCAAAGTCCTGCATTAGTCCTGCTAGTGCTGTATTATTTAAATCGTATACACCGGTATTTTCAATTGACCATTGCCAAGACCAAACACGGTGTACACCAGAGTAGAAATCACCAAATTCAAATCTATCTAGTTCAATTTCTATTACAATTGGTTCAATGATATTTTGAGGCTGTGTTCTTAACCCCATGCATTGTACCAATGTTTCCCAATTACGTTGTTGATTTCTTTCAAGTTCTTTATTGTCTGTTCCCCGTATTACTCCAGTAGCGGTAATATCTACTAGACTGTAACCTTGGAAGAATTGTAAGTTGCTTGACATGATATACATATTTAGCGGTCATAAAAAAAGCACTTAAAAAGTGCTTTCTTTATTTTTTTTAAATTAACTATTAAGCTAATTTGAAACCGTTTGTACTAGAAACAGTGATTACGTTTGCCCATACGTTGCCAGAAGAAACTGTTAAGTTACCTAAAGCCTGGATACGTGTTTGGATTGTAGCTGCGTTAGAACCAGTAGCTTCAACTAAAACGCTGATACGATCAGAGTCAACTTGATACATAACAACTGTACTATCGATAGCGATTGTACGGATCAATGTCTCAACTGCATTACCAGTAGCTGAATCAGCAGCTGCTAAAGTTTGGCCTGCGCCCATTGTTAATTTTAATGCTAGTGGGTTCTTTGTTAAACCTGTAGCGATAATAGTAGCTAATGTACCATCTGTTTTTGCATCAACGTTGTTGATACCTTGTGCATCACCTGCGTAACGTGTTTGGATTGCCATTTTTAAATCTCCTTAATATATGTGCATCTCTGCATACATTTATTTATGCTTTTGTAAAAAAAAATGTCAATTTGATTATTCTTTAGAAAATAGCGCTGCGCCAAAAGTGCCGCGATTTACTAGTTTTACCAGTCCTGTTGGAGTATTGAATACAAACCCTTCGCCCTGTGGTTTCCCATTGACAAACTGCTGTATTCCCTGCACTTGTTTTTCAAGTTGATTAGCTAGATTTACTTTAAGTGAATAAATGCTATTCCATATAGTAAACAATGCATTCAGGCCTTTTTCTTCACGAGTTAGGTAACCTTCAGAACCGTCAACGCCAACTAAGAATTTAAATTGTTTAGCACTTACATTGTGTTCTAACCACGGACCTAGATCTTCGTTAGTTTGCCCTGTAATACGCTTATTCATATATTTTTGTAGTGCTTGTTTAACTACCCCGGGTAGCTCTGCTAAAAAACTTTCAGCTAACGCACTATATTGATTTACTGCTTTAGATGCTGCACGTGTTAATTGTACAGGTTCATCTAGTTTAAATTGTACACCTGCACTAGGAGTTAAAATAACTACAGAGCCATCAAGTTTAAGTCCCTGACCATTCCATTGTACTGGTTTAGCGCCGTCGTCGGCAAAGTATTGATGTACTACCACTCCACCAACACTACGAGCAATTTGTTGTCCCAAGTTACTTTTAACTGGTATATGGTATTCAACAACGTTTGGTTTAAAAACATACATGCCATTGACTGGCTTTAGTTGTTGATACCACAGTAAGTCGCCCCAAAAGAATCCTGGGCTTGAGCCAACAGCTTCTTCAAGTCCGCGCCAGATATTGCCTAACTTGGCATATAGATCAGGACGTGTTTTACCTGATGCTTTTCTACTGTCGTATTCTTGCCAACGAGCTGGACTGTCAGCAAAAAATTTAGAATCAAACATATATTTGTCCATGACCGTAAAACGACCATCGGGCATACGACCAAATATCAATGCTGGAAATCCGTCAAATTTAATTGTAACTGTTTCAGGGTTTTTAATAACGTATAATAAACTTTGTAGAGCTTTTTGAGTTGCCTGGGCACCATCAAAAATACTGTCCTCTGGATGTGGTTGAGCTCCAGTGCGTTCTTCTACTAGAATCTGATTAATAAAATCTAATCTCATACTTGGTGTCCTAACTTGCGGAACCAAGCGGCTGTTCCCGGAGTAACGTCTTCGGGAAGAGTCAGTAACCCCTTGGCTTGGTCTTGTCGGGCTTGAGCCAACTTGCCGTCACGGTCGGGGTCACCTTGTAAGGCTTTTAAAACACTTGCCACTGAATTTAAATCTGCTGCATGTGCGCCCGGGTTCAAAAGTACTTTTGCTGCTGCTTCACGGGTGTCTGCAATCACGGAGTTGTCGTCCCGGCGCATTACGGTACCACCAAATGCATCTACTTTAAGACCTAAGAACTTCGCAATACTGTTTAATAAAATATACAACTGATTGGCTTTAAATTGCGGATCGTCATACATACCACGAGGACCGTGTTGGTGCCAATCTGCTACTGATTTTGCATTAGGTATAACCATTACGTCAACCTGTGCAAACAACTGCTTACCACTTGCATCTTTGTACGGAACATCTACGTGTACGTTTCGACCTTTTATGGCCACTTGATATCCTTTAGCTTGGAAATACTGTGCCAACGCTTTTTTACCTTGCACAGCATCTTCAACACCAAAGTTTTTAATTACAGCATTTTCATCGATAAACAAATCAATATCACCGGATTCAACTTTATATCCAGCTGATCCAATGTCTGCTATTACTTTATTTTGTAGTGAGGATGGTAATTCTAGTTTGACTGTGTCAACAACGGGTTTGACAAATTCTTTTGCCACGGCACTGGTATTGTCAA